TTCTCATTTTGAACTCGATATGGGACTTCTTGGATGTAACTCCAAAATCATCTGGCATGACATATTCTCTCAAATTTTCGATATCATCTCTTTAAAACAACACAAACGCGCTTTTATTGTTTGTAAAAACTTTCACGAAATTCATAACGAGTTATTAGAAATTTTCTATAGTTATATGAATGTATTATCATTCAGTTCTGCGTTTATACAGCGTAATTTCGTTATAAATGAAAGCACCGACACCGACACTAACAACACCAGCACGACCACCGTCACTAACTACAGTAAACCCGTACAACCGATTATTGACATTAAATTTATAATACTAACTGAACATATCAGTTTCATTCCCAACAATATACTAAAAAAGTGTAAAATACAGTCTTTTACTCGCCCATCCAAAGAAAAAATTATTCAATGTATTGGAGTTCAAAAGGGGGAAATAAACAAAGAAAAAATAAAGCAAATTATCGATGAAAATACCGACTTTAACGAACAAAACGAAATATCAAATCTTAAAGAAGTTTATTCATACGCGTTAATGAAATCGAAGCACGATATACCAAAAGACATTTTCTTTATTATATGTGATAATGTTATTGAACATATTAACCTACTCACCAATTCAAGTAATCAAGATGTATTTAACGACTATTCGCAATTTCGTGATATAATATACGATATTTTGGTTTATAATTTAGACTTATTAGACGCAATACGTTACATTTTATTCTTCTACTTAAAGAAAAACGATATAAAAAATGGATATATCGACGAACTATTAACTCAATTAGATAAATTCATGTTTCAATATGAGAATAATTATCGCTCATTTTTTCATTTAGAAAATTTCATTTTCTATTTAGTTGTTTGTTTACGCAATTCTAAAAAATAACGGGTTCTGATTGCTTCGTTCGGCGTTAATGGTTAAAATTTAGTTTTTTATGATGAAATATAATAAATATTATATACAAATGGAGGAACAAGCCAAACCCCCTATTTATTTAGAATACGGTGATATAATTAAAATATATGCCCCATCAAATATTGAACTTCATCAACACTCGTTTTTTATTAAATATATAGATTCTACCAGTAAAATTAGTTTATTGAATACATCAACGTTGTACCCATATACACTTTATTATAACGAAGATGACCCAACAAAACTAAGAGATGAGTCAATAGAACATATTGAAATCGTATGGAAATCGCCGTTAAAAGGGTATATCGCACAGAATGGACTGAGTATTCATAACTGGATTGATATTTACTTTGGTGGCGATTTTCCCGTGATTTTTACAGGCGAAATAACGGAAATACAAGATGACCAGATGGAAATTACATTATATCCCAGTTTAGAAGTAATATATATTGATTTTGAGTATAAAGGTCTTCCAGAAGACAAACCGATAGAAAAAATCGTTCTTCGACAAAAACCGAAGTATATCGGTACAGATTTAAAAAGTAATTCGGTTGAAACAGAAAATGAAAATGCCAACGAAGATGAGAAAGATGAAAAAGAGAGTAAACATACTGAAATAAATGAATCTATATTATTAATTCCCGATGATTACGAGGTTGACCCCAATATTAAAGATAAATTGCATAACCTGTATATTGATGCGAATGATATAGTTTTTGACTTGGATGATATAGAAATAGTAAATCAAGTAGTTGAATTGGATTCGAAGAACAAGATTTATAGCTTGGAGGAACAAGTAACGAACCTGTTAGATGAACTATTATCCACTATACCGAATAATTCCCGAACAAAGTCCGTAATGGATAACATTCAGCGAATTATAGTCCATTTTAAACGTTTACGTACAGAATTTTCAAAGATGGATAAAAACGGTAATATAGAATCCCCATTATTATTGGGCGCAAATTATAAACCGCTCGTAAATAAAATACGCTCTCTTTCGTCCAATTTACGTTGGATAATACCGGTTGTTTCTGTAAATAAAACTCTTTATGCGGAAAAATCGGCAGAAGATGATGAGCCGTCATCGGCCGGGGTTGGTGAAGAAAATATAGACCAATTGAATCCCCTACAATTCACGATGTTAATTGACAACCTGAAAGAACTTAACAATGTTCAAAACAACTATTTCAAGAATATCAACGGCGACGGGGGAATGTCGAAGTACTCAAGGCTAATAAAATCCACTGAAAAACTGTCTCTGCCATATTCAAACATTGAAAGTGTGGCGGGTGAAGCGGACATAATTGAACACAAACAGGTTGAAGCAGATATAGAAGCAATAATAGACAATTTACAGGAGTTCAAAACAATCGTATATGTGAAAACAACGGTCAATTTACAGAAATACGTAATACAAAAGTACAACTTGGGAACGTCGCTAAACTGGATAGAAGGTAAAAAACACGCCAAAAAAACACAATTAACACCGAACGAAACAATTAATATAAAATCATTATTGATGATGCCGGAGGAAATAGTTCGATTTTCAAAGATAGATTTACCAAATACGAGTATTTTAACACGCTCAGTTTATTCTCATAATTATCCTATGTCATATAAAATATTTAATAGTAAACTTGAAGATAATTTGGAAAGAATTCCCGTTAGTGTTGGGCAAGATCTCCCGCGAAAAAAACAACCGGACGCCGACGAATTCAATCACGAAAAAAGGGAAATCGAAACAAATATACCATTTCTTTCAAATTTTAAAGATTTTACTATTGATAAGGTAGGGGAGGTAGTTGATAACGTTAATACAACCGGCGATTACGAAGCGAAACGATACGAGCGTTTTTTACAAAAAATAGTTCCAAGTACATACGATTTGATAACACTCATTCAAAGGTATTTACCGAAGACCGAATTAAACGGGTTTTCTCTTTTGGAAATACTGAGTTTATTGGAACCGTTTGCGGTTTACCCTTCAAATATAACATACAATTCCTATATTCGAATTCGATATTTTATCAAACAGGCAATAGTAAATTGGAAAACACAGCAGTCTGAACATCAAAAAGAGTATAGGCTCATTCGCGAGAAAAAATGGGAAACTGGCGGGGGTGATATTCAACAGCCATTTTTTGAATTGTTTAAAGAAAACGCTGGATTACAGAATCAATATTATACATCTTATAAAACAGCGTTTGAAAAGTTTATTCGCCGAGGCGTAGGACAGCCCGAAGGGGGGGCGAGGGGTGCGAATATGATATTTTATGACGAATTGGGCGACACAATTTTTTCCCCGCAAACTACGGGACTAAAAACGAGTCAGGTATTAAATACTATATTAAATACTGATTGCGGTAAAACAGCGACGACTGCGCTTCGTATCATTTTGGCTTCTTTGACTATACCCGATAAATTAATTGATAGTGTATTAAATGATATGGACGGGTTGACCCCAGACGAAATGGAGAAGGTAAAACCAGGGGATTGTTCGCGCCGGTTTTTAACCAAGATATACAAGTCTTTACGTGATTTACAGAATGACAATCATAAAGAAATCTTTTATGACAAGGAGCTGGATAAAACAGCGTATGATTTACTAACAAAGGATTTGAAAACGAAAAAGGAGAAGATGCCTGCGCCCGAATTCTTGGACTATTTCGCGGAAACTCTCGTTCAAAAATCCGGTATTCCACGTAATATTTCTTTGGAAATGGCGAATAACATTATCAGAGGAAAAAAACAAGTAATGGAAGGGGAATACGCAATATTGGAAACATATCCTACAATTTCGGTTAAGAGTCGCCAGTTAGAAGAAGAGGGAGGTAAAAACGAAGAAGAAATCGTTGAAAAACACGATATAGTAAAAACATATTATATTCGAACGAAAAATGTATGGAAAAGGGATGATACGGTCGACGGAAATGCTTTTATAGATAATAATACTCTTCTTTGTAATTTAACTGAACCCAACCGTTGTGTAAAACGAACAAAAACCGACATTTGTCAAGAAACGGAAGAAGCCCGACGCGAAATATTGGCGAAAACGAGAGCTTCCCTTTTTAAAGAATTCGATGAACGGGTGGATGAATCGATTGCCTCTTTAAAGGAGAGTCTGGAAAAACAATTAAAAAGCAATATTGCCCGTTCAAAGAAAATACAGCGTATGGAAGAAATACAACTATTTAAGGAGAATAAATACGCGTTTGATCTGGGTGAAATTGACAAACACACCGCTGGGGCGGGTCAACATTCAAGATGGGAAGTACTATTAGAAAAAATTCTTTCACAGTCGGATTTTGTTAAAAAACAAAACGATATACTTACATTCGCAGACAGGTTTACCCGCGAACCTATGGTAGAAAACTTGAACGAATCTTCCTACTGGTTTTACTGCTGTGAAACAAACCTGAAACTTTTACCTATATATATCTATGAATTGGCAAAGGCGTTTGTCGTTGGTGGAAGTGACGAATATGCCTTAAAACTCAAAGAAGTCGTGCGTAAATACGGCACATTAAGCGAGGACGGCGATTCCATCGTAGATGGGATTGGTGGAAGTGGTCGCGTAATACAAAAAATCGATTTTGTAGAAGAAGAGTTATTTAACGACGCGGGTTTTAAAATTCAAACGAAAACCGCAATTGATAAGGATATAGATGTTATAGTTAATAATGCGTTAGGGACATCACCCCCCATTATCGGAAAACCCACCACCGCAAACATAAAATCGCCCCGTGTATTTGAAAATGAAACCAATGAAACTATATACAATGTATTAACAACTATATGTAGAAATATTGGTATTTCACCCGATGGAATTGAAGACGATGTAATACGTATTTCAAGCGAAACCGTCAATGTAGTGGTTGTGAATGAAAAGAAATACATTGAAAAAATGAAAAAAGTAGAAAAACCGAAACCGTACATTCAATATCGAAATCAAAACATTATATTAATAGTTGCGTTTGTTACACTGGTTGTGATACAGTCAGCCATTCCACCTTTTCAGCAGGAAAATACCGTTCCTGGTTGCGTCTTGTCTTTTGCGGGATTTCCATTAGAAGGAGGGGAAGACGGAAACACGGACGGATTGCGTTACTTGGCATGTGTGTTAAATATATCGAAAAGTTCGATAGGAGTATGGTCGGCAATACAGTCTATTAAAAACCCCGTTCAAACTTTTATAGATGCTATGATAAAATCTATATCGAAACACGTAATTCAAAGAGAGGACGTATTAACAATGTTTTTAAAGAAACGCGAGTTTTTAATTTTAAATCCCGGTATTGGAATTGGCGGGGAAGGAAAAATACCAAAATCGCATACTATTCAAAAATGGACGACGTTTTTACCGCCACTGATCCACTATAAAATCGCTGATAAATTAACCGGTTCTCCCCTTACTGATAATTTCTTTCAGGGGTTTAAACGTTCATTAACCAAAGGCGAAACTATACAATGGCAAGAGCTCGGGTTAGTAAAAACGAAAATCATTGAATATACATTTGCGATTATAGAATATATTAATAATATTGTAAAGAAAAATAATCCATTATTAAATACAGTTAATTCTGTCCCCTTTTTACAAAATTCTTGTTGTAACGAACTACCCTTAACACAAGTGGGTGGGAATGAAAAGAAACCGAATCAAACAGTACTGGGTTACTTTGCCAATAAAGAAACTGATATTAATAGATATATAGAAATTGTATTGAGATTAACAACTTCAATCGGTTTAAATGATGCACTATCATTAGCCAATATATTTGTTCACACCGTTGAAACTGCACGTAAATCAACAACTATACCTGTTTCGGGCCATTCAATCGAAAACATATATCAGTCTTTTATTCATTACTGTAAATTCGACAACGAGACGATACCTATACCGGATTATTTAAAACCCCTGGTATCGAGCAAACCGACGCCGGATTACCATCCTACTTGGTCAATATTAGAAAAAATCAAGTATTTAAAAGAAAACGGAAAAAATTACGCAATACCCGACATTGACCGACTATTACGATTGGTTAATGCCCGTAACGTAGTTGAAAGTGCCAATGTTTCGACCACCGTCCCCGTCCCCGTTCAAGTACCGAATGTTGAAGCAATAGTTGAATATATAAATTATTTGGACGATGCTAAAACGGTTACGGGGGTTATTGAAGACCCGCTTAAAAAACACCTTCGTGCGGTTCTTACAAGCTATCGCCCAACTACAATGACACATACCGATAGCGAAGAATTGGGGGCGTTAAAGAACTATTTAATATATTCAAACGGTAAAATGACCGAATCTATATATAATTTCTTTGACGAATACCGTGGGAGTATTGATTTACGACGTATAGAAGACGCGAAGATGTTTATACACGAATTTGCGGTATGGGAAGACGACACAAATGAAAAAATGGCAACTATGGTAAGGTTTACTAAAAACGTAATATACAATTTGTCGATAGTATTTCCTACGATGATACGAGAAAACAAACCGATCTTTAAAACCGTCCCAACTCACTGGGATTTATCGATACTCCATCGTGGAGATGTTGACAAATTTATAGAGTCGTATTACGTTCCTTTATTAAAATTTATGGGGGATAATTCTATAAGCGAGTTATTGTATCAAACAATGGAATCGTTGAAGGTATTAATAGGGTTTATTAATCATATACCAGTTATTAATCCGTTAAGAAAAGCAGGGGTGGACGAAAAGGGTGCTATTAAAGAATACGCGTTTTACTCCGTCTTTGACAAAGACGCCATATATTTGCTATTTAAATACTTGTTTAATTCAGTTTTATATGAATATTTACAAAAAAGTAACGACCCCGATGTGGTAAAGATGGATGCTGTCAATATTCGTAATAAAAAGAGGGAAAGTATTAAAAGAAATGGGGATTTAACGGAAGAAACAAAAGGCGCGGATGTGGATAATAGAATGGTTGGAGAAATCGCAGAAGACGAGACTGAACGATTACACGGCATACAGTTGCGAGTAGGTGAGTTGGAAAATATAAAGAAAAAGACGGTGGAAATGATGGTATCGTTCTTGTCGATTGAAAAAGAAACGAAAACGGCAATAAATAAATCCTATAAAACTGTTAGTGAACGCGTTATAAGAACACGGTTGGATGAAAAAAAGACAATTACTGATTATTTTAAAAATATGTTAGATGATGAAAGAAAGCTGGAGTATACATTAAAGAAAATGAAAATGGGGCGTTGGAACTTGGGAATGCAAAAAGGAGTATTTGAGTATGATAAAGGTATATATGACAAAGAACACAATGATATAGTTGGTTTGTTGGCGGGAGAGGGTGCTGGAACAGGTGCGTTAAATGATTATGTAATTCAACCGATGGAAAAAACGGTGGATGTAAATGATTTAGAGATTAGTGAAAAACAATTAGCAGACGACGAATACGAGAAAGAAGAATGGGACATACGAAATTTGGGGGAGGATTATATGGACGGTAATTATTATGGGGAGGATGATGCGGATCGTGATTTTGGTGAAGATTAAAAATTGTGTTGATTATTAGAATAGACGCTTTAACACGTAAATATTTATATACCATATATGATTTCAAATATTTTACTTTTTATAAAATATTTGGACTTATAAAACACGTTAAAAACGTAAAGGTGTGTATTAGCGTAATAAAGAAATTACACGAAAAAACGGCGGGTTAAAACTCCACCCTCGCCCCCCAGCACACCGCCAAGTAAGAAAAAATACCTAAAATTACACAAACCAGCCATATAGGAATCACTGTTTTATTCATATACCCTATTCCAAATTGCTTAAAACTCCCGTCTTTGTTGTAAATAATAGCAGGTCGTGTAATATGTATTATCGAAAGAAAAATGACAAATAGTAATATACTAAAAGATACCTTATGTATTTGTAATATTCTTTGAAAATCCATTTTATATAGTTGATAAATATTTTATACTAATAATAGATGTAAAAACAGTAGCAATATAAAACCAGCATAATATACCTATAATATTTTTACCAGAAACAATATTCTTCAAATTCTTATATTTATCATCATTACTAGTCGTAGGTATATCTTTAAGTTTAAAGGGTTCATCCTTACTATAACTTTCGTTAAATTTTAGAATATCATTATTTAAATTTTCTACATTATTAAACAGAGTTAGTAATACAGACGTAGATGGGGTAAACTTATCAGTGTCATTTAGTTCACCATTGGCAAATGAAAATATTTCTTTTACGCTAGAAGAGTAATAAAGGTAACCTATAGAATTGGCAAAAACGTTTACAAACTGGTTGTTAAGCAAAAGCAAACAAGTAGGTACTAATGTAAAAGATATTATAATTGCGGTAAGTTTACATGCGGTAGATACATTTTGACCACCTAAACAAAAGCAATAAATCCAAAATACAATATATAGAAACAAACAGCCAAATACTAATGCAAAAATACCAAATAAAATAGTATATTTAGATAAACCAACAAATTGTGTAGTAATTAAAGTAAATATGGCAAAAACACCCCCCCATATTAAAATAGTCGGTATTGGTTGAATAATATTATATAAATTCGATTCAGTTGTGGATACCTCCATATTATATATCATATACAGGAAACATACCTATCTTTAATACTAAACGGCAGGTGGATGGACGGGGTGCTGAAAGGAAGGGGTGAATGCGAACGGTGAGGTTATATTCCAAATTCACGCAACGATTCCGCCAAATTACTCGTCATCGGCAAATTCGTTAAACTATTCATCGTTTCCTTCTGATGTTGTTTTACTTGTTGAAAATACCGTATTTTTTCCAGCACTAACTCTTGTTCTTTGACACGTTTTCTTTCTAAATCTATTTTATTCGGTTTTCTTTTCCAACAAAAGTATAATGTTGTTCCAAATACAACCACAAACCCAATAAATACAATAATATTCAATGCCACTGAATATATTTTTACTCTATTTTCGTGACATTTTTGAAGAGAATAATATAGATAATTTTTAACACTATTTTCAATTAATCTCGGGGTATTATTCATTTAATGGAAATGTATAAAATAACGTTATAACAAAATAAATATATTATAAAATATAACAATGGATACAGAAGAACGTAGTAATATTGATATTAATACAGCAAATGCGGTTTTTAAAGAACAATTAGGAGAAAAAACGGTAAGAAACCGTAAAGGAGATATAGTTTCTGTTACTCCACCAATTCCTAAATTTACAACGACAATACAAATAAACGTAGTATTGAATGGACGTTTGGACTTGTCTATTTTAAAAACGGAAGGATACGACCGTGTCAAAGAAATTCGGTTTAAGGACGCAGGAACACCCCCCACTGGAGGATTAACCGAAATATTAAATATTCCCGAAACGATTGAAATATTAAAATGTCAGGGTAATCGGTTAAATTCAGTTTCGTCACTTCCGGCGAGCTTGAAAGAGCTAGATATTGAGAGAAACGAAGTTACAGACATAGATTTTACACAAGTACCGAATTTAAAGAAGTTAAGTATATCCAATAATCAACTACAAGAATTGAGAAACTTACCGGCGGGACTAAAATACTTGAACTGTTCCTACAATGAAATACGGTATTTGGATTTAGAGGGGGCTACAGAACTTACTCATCTTTACATAAACAACAATAAAATAGTTAGTATATTGAATATACCATCTTCTTTAAAACACGTTTCTTATTATAACAATCCATTGAAAAAGGTCGAAGTATTTGATATTATACCTAATTTAGCTGTATATGATGACCACGGAGTAGTCAATAAGAAACAGCAACCTACGACCAAAGTGGCCGATATTAAGGAGGTGGATTTGGACGAACTGGACTTTTTTGAACCAACCAAACCGGGTGGTGACGACATTAATACAACCGCGGGTAACGATGCCATTAATTACAAAGAAGCAATTACACAGTATTTTAAAATGAAAAGTGAATATGAGAAAAAGTTAAAAACGAAGATTGCCAAGATTAAAAATCAGACGTACTACGATAAAAAGAAACGCCGTTTCTTATTGTCTTCCGTAAAAGGCAATTGTATAGTTTGTAAAAGAAGCGTGGGAACTATTTTTAAGAAAAAAAACAATCATTATATAGCAATATGTGGCGATGTAGGGCGTAACCCTTGTCGGCTAAATATACGTATATTTAATGGAGTCTCGTATAACTTCTTTGATGATATGCATTATTTCAAAGAATACACAAAGAAGGGAATGGAAGAGATAATTAAACAAAAGATGGACGTGTTGTTTAATTATTTGACAGACAAAAAGGCGACTGTTTTGTTTGAACGTGCGTTAAAGAAATATACCGATTATAACGACGGGTTTGCGATATTAAATGATGAATATAAAAAAATATATGAAAATCCGGCAAAGATGGAAATGTTACGGCTGAAAAATGAACGTATATATTCTATTTTGGCAGACATCGATGAACGAATGGACGAATACCGAAAAACTCCTACTAACAACGACTTATTAAGAGAGGTTATTGAAATTCAACAAAAGGATTTGATACCGGCGGTGGTTGCTTTAAGAAACGCAAAGTATGAAACAATGTATGTAAATCGCGATTTATTTGAAAAGGTGGTAGGGGAAGCGGAAACGGTTGCCCCGAGTTTTTCTTTAATACAACGAGAATATAATATAGATAATTTTATTTATGTAGTAGAAGAACCAAAAGTACTTCGTTTTGACGTATAATTCGATTTGTTGAAAAATTGATTGATGAAGAATGTATATTATACATACTATGAAATAGACAATAATTAAAACGTTTGAATTAACATTAAACTATTACGATGGAATCATCAAGCAAAAACTGGTTTATTCGTGTTGGCGATGGCATTAACTTTGAAAATAGCTCTTCCCAAGGAATATGGGGGATACCAAATTATTGTAAATTAATTGAAAAGGATATTAAAAAAAATGACAAACTCTGGTTTGTCAAAAATAAAACTCCAAAAGATAAAGGATATGGTAGAGTTATAGCAGTGGCACAATTTATATTTATGCGTAAAAGAAACGATAGTACTACACCTACAAATGAGGAATTAAATTGGACAGGTGAGATTTTAGATAGAATTAATAGACTTATATACTATACAAATTTAATAGATTTAGCAAAATATAACGTATACAGTGGTATACGAAATCAATCACCAATCATTTCATATGAAAATAATAGGGATACATTAAATATTGATTTAATTACAGAGTATAAATATATTATGCGTTATTTACAACCAAGTGAAGATATATAAATTTAAAAAACTTACGGTATTTAGTCCTTTCTTCTCTTCTTAATTGGTATTGTTATTCTTGTCTTTGTTGATGTGTTGTATAGTTTAGGTTACTGTTTTTTATTTTATAGCGATTTATACATTTAACCCTTTAACGAGTTAACCTGCGAATTTCAGGGTTAATGATTTTTATGATTTTTATAAGTTGTATTATATACTACACCATATATGGTTTTAAATATATTATAAAAAGTAAAATATTTGATTTTTTGTAAAACATGGAAAATGTTAAAGGGTTAGTACCACTGTTCTGTAAAAACACCGAAACTGTTAAAAATTATTTAATCCTTTACCAATGAATTTTTATTTAAATATAACTATATATATATTATAACTGGTTTCAAATATTTTATAAAGAGTAAAATATTTGGATTTTGTAAAACCACTGAAAACGAACATTTGTATGATAATATTCGAAAGAAAAAATATATACAACATATACAATTTTTATACTACAATAATATTTTAATTTTCATCTCTAATCTTCATCCACAAGTTTCCCAACATATTACCACCTATTACCTTTACATTTCCATCTACTACTATCCCTTTTCCCTCCCATATTTTGCTTTTTACTTTTTCTTCATTACACCTCATAGCAGGATGAACTAATACCTTACCTTTACTTTTAAATAATTCATCTTTTACTTCTTCATAGTTTTCATACTTATATTTACATATTTCAATTTGTACATTTTCACTCAACGTATACCATAAGTTCAATTCTTCATTACTTAAATTAAACTTTCTTCCCATTTTCTTTATTAATCCTCCATCTTTTTCACACACTCCTCTCAAAAACCTACAACCATACTCCAACAAGTCATTTCTTCTTTTTTCATCATTACATAACTTACCTACCCTAACGAACTTTTCACCATGAAAACAACTTTCTCCACTATCATACTCTCTTACTTCTTCTCCATCTTCTATTCTAACAACACATTTCCAAAAATTGCTTAAACACCTACCTTCTTCTTTCTTAAAGAAGAAATTCATAACCCTTTGCTTCAATATTTTCTTATCACTCATAGTTATAAGTTGTTAAAAGTATAATAGTGCTACTTTAGTATTTATAAAAAAGTAAATCAATTTTTTGGGGTTTACAACAACTATTTAATAGTATCAACTTTTTAACGTTTCTATCATTTTTACAAAAGACAAATATTTTATTTTTAATAATAATTTTGTAACTATTTATGGTAATAACCATATACGTGGCTTTACATAAATCAAAATTCGTTTACCACCAAATCCGTCGGTAAAATCGTTAAAAAGTTAAATATAACCATACACGGTTTTAAATATTTTATAAAATAAATAATATTTGGATTTTGTAAAATACCGACGGGTTTGTTAGTAAATGAGTTTTGATTTATGTAAGGCCATATATAACGTAAAAACACTGAACACACGAAAAATGTTAAATAAGGTGGGGTAAAGGTACTGATACTAAGGGAAGGGGCGTCCGGGGAAACCGTAGGTTTCCCGGATTTCCCGGAGTTAGAACCAAAACTTCGGTTCGAGTTGTTTATATACACGATCATTCTTATTGCTTTTATCAAATGGGACAGCAATTGTGGACTGGTCTTCTAAATACTTCATATAAAATTTAGTTTCATTAAAAACAAACGGGACACAATAGTCTAAAACCAGACTGTTTAGTCGTTCAACTTGTTCGGTAATTTTATCGGGGTGATGTTCAGCATAAGTTAAATAAGTCGACCGCATAATTATTTTTAGTGCATCTATGTTTTGATTTGGGACGTTGTATTTGCCTTTAGACATATCATATACTCCTTTACGTATTGCGTTTTGTATGATTTGTATATTTTCACCGGAAAAAAAAACCTGTGCTAGAACGTTATTTTCCCATACATTTATTAAAGACTCCCTATATTCGGTTGCTTTGTTTTTTACAGTGATTTTTTCAAACATTTTAAACCGGACATTTTTATCTTCCGGCTCTAAAATATTAACTCGTCCATTATACTTAATATTCTCTGTTGTAAGTATTGGTTGCTTGTTATAATAATCGACTGGTGTTCCAAATAATGACATATAATATAATAAATATTATATATTAATGGAGTTTTTTTACATTGTTGTTAGTGTATTAGCAGTTATTATTTTAATATTGGCGTTAACATTTATTGGACTAATGATACAGAACGGAAACAAAACACAGACGTTCCCGCCTAATACGTCGCAATGTCCTGACCTATGGATTCCGGATGGGAGTTATTGTCACTACAACGGGTTAAATAATGGAACCTATATTTCAAGTGATAGAGGTGTAGGAAATGGTGTAGAAAAGTCTAATACTGGGAAATTTATAATGAACAGTTCAGGTACTGTATACGACTTTTCACAAACAACTAGCGGATTTTATCCTGCTTCTTCAGATGGAGTTTCAATAAAAAGTTTCCCTATGAATACCGCCCCTTTTTTTACATATGGTGGGAAAAATTCAACAACTATAAACCCATTTGACCCACAATGGGGAACATTTGGTTTATCTGCGGATTGTGCAAAAAAGAAGTGGGCAAAATTAAATAATATAGAATGGAGTGGAATTACTCAACTAAACACTTGCTAATATAAGATATTTAACCCGGGTTGTTTAGTGGTAGCACAGGGGAAAGTAAAATAATAAAGATTATATATAAAATGGCGTTGAATATAGTAGAATTACCATATCTTATATTTAGATTAGCACCTATTATAATCGTTTCGTTTTTTATCTTACAATCACTATTAATGTGGGACTTACGGGGTGTTCTTTATTTATGTGGCCTTATGTTAACGTGTGTTTTAACAATATTTTTAAGTAATGTATTAAATATGTTTTTTAAAAGTAGTAGCGATGTTAATGACATTAGCACTACCGCTCCCGTCCACACACCAAATTACAAATGTAGAACAATTACACTCGGTGAAAACGGAGAATATTATTCAAAGATACCATTAAATTTGGTAGTTTATAGTTTTACGTTTTTTTATTTGCTAATATTCATATTGAATTTAGCAAACCCAAAATCAACAACAGTAGGTATTTTAAATACGAAGGACTATACACAAGAAAAAATAAACCAAGCACTACTACAAAACATACCCGTACTAGTTATATTTCCTTTGTTAATTATAATAGAATTTATATGGCTTAGTATTAATAAATGTATAGACGGTAACAATAGTAATAGTAGCTATAACATATACCTATTTACTTACCTTTTAGCGGGGTTTGTTATTGGGGGTGTGGGCGGGGTAGCATGGGCTGTAATGATAACTTCTGTAGGAGTTCCAAGCCTACAATATATTATTTCTGGAAATGGTAATACTTGTTCTAGACCTTCACGGACAACCTTTCGATGCAGGCCTAGATTATAGTATAACGCTGGGTTAGTCTTCAAAGAACTGATAATTTTCAGTAAACCATTTTTTTAATGAAAACGCCACTCTTTCGCGGTGTAAATCATCTGCTAAATATCGAATATTCTTCGACTTTTTATTATATTCAATTAAAAAATTATATATAATATTTTTTGTAATTGCTGTTTTGTATTTTTCCAGGTCTTCATATTTAAATATAGGTTGTCCTTTACGCGAATTTACGAGATTATGAAAATCGAATAAAAGCAATTTAATGTCTTCTTTCGTTCGAATAGTATTAAAGTTAATAGAATTTAAATGAGTCATTGCGTGTTCGGCGCATTTTGGACAAGGCAAATTTAAGCAAATTGAGTATATAGAGTCTAACAATCCCGCCCGTATTTCTAAAAAACGGGAATCGATGACCTTTTCCGCAAGAGTATGGAATAAAAACCAGGTTGGTTTTCCCCATGTCATAGTATTCTCTGTTTTAGGGGGTTCTTTAGAATTAATAGTATTTGTTGGGGGTGGAATAGGTACTGTGGATGGAGACGGTACTATTCCAGTAACATATTCAAACGTAAACGGTCTAAAGACACGGGTCGTCGATTTTTTAATTTCGTTAGTGGTAGTAACGTGCGTTTTTTGTGGATGTGATCGTTGTAAGTTATTAAATAATAAATTCATTTCCTATAAAAGGTATATAAATAATATATAATATTTAAATTTATACTAATGAATGAAGATAATATGTCCGATATATCAACGTCTACTATGGATGTGAAAGACGACACACAGAATTCTTCAAAATCCATTAATAAAGAAATACTAGTATCTATTATTCGCGACTGGGTTAAAAACGATAATGAAATACGAAAACTTAAAGAACAGGAGATTGCGCGTAAAAACGCAAATAAGGCATTAACAACACGGTTAATTGAAATAATGCGTTCTAATAGTTTGGACTGTTTTGACATTAATGACGGTTCTATATTGTACAAAAAAACGAACGTCAAAAAGCCATTGTCGAAAAAATCGCTGTTTCACTTACTAAACGAGTTTTATAAAAATGATAAAGACAAAGCGAATGAAGTAACTTCTTTTTTAATGGAAAATCGTACAGAAATCGTTAAAGAACGTATCGTTCGTAAAGTATTATAATAGCCGTTCTAGCCTTATTTTTATTACAATAAATGGTGTAAAATTACTAAATCACCCATATATGGGCGTTAACCATTTAACGTTTTCCATGTTTTTACAAAATTCAAATATTTTATTTTTTATAATATATTTGACACCATATATGGTGTAGTATATCATATAACTTATACAAATTATAAAAATAATTAACCTTGAAATCCGCAGGTTAAATCGTTAAAGGGTTAAGAAACTAGAAGAGTATTCAAAGAAAAAACAACATAAGCGGTAAAATAATAAAAACAAAACGCAAGACTAACAAACCTTATAAACACAGAAATGTAAAATAGACAGTTATATTTACAATCCTAACGAAGGAATAGAAAACACATTATGGCTTAATTGTACAGCCTTTGCTATAATTTGAGGATTATCTATGTTTTTAAATATATCTTCCGTGTTATATACATTTAGTTCTTTATCAATATAATAAATAATACCTTGTATTTCGTGGGCGATAACCTCGATGTGGTTTGTTTTTTTTTCTTTTGTATTTGATTGGGTTTTTTTTTCTTCTTCTTTGTTATTTTTTGCAGGTTGTTCAGTAGTTGTTAATTGACCATATTTTACATAATGTGTTCCACAATATAGATTACCTTTTACTCGTTTGCGAGTACAACGGTCGCCTTGTCTTCTGTCGGCAATACAACGTTCTTCATCTGGAAAAACTACCGGTTCTACTTCTTGGGTTTTTTGTTGCTTTTTTTTAATAAACATATCTTTGCTAAAGTTGATTTTTTCATACTCAAATATAAACTCCAGTAGCTCGTTTAATTTATCCTTTTCGTTAAAAGAAAGCTCAATTGCTTTTTTTTGAATATCTGTTTTAAATTTAACAAAATATTGGTCTGTGTATGTAGTAATTTCTTTATCCATTTGGATGGATTATTGATGTAATATGTATATTGCTAACTCTATATAATAAGATATCTTTAAATCAATTTTACAGGATACAGGAATCTACGGTTTCCCGTACGCCCCCCTCCCTTTACTACATTTACAACACGAAACACTGTTTCAAATATTTTATAAAATGTAAAATATTTGGGTATGTATAAAACACTAAAAAATTGTGAATATGTTATTTACAAGGTTTTCATAGAAAAGGGAGGGGCGTATGAGGAAACCGTAGGTTCTTATATCCTGTATTTAAAACAATTCGTTAATAGCACTAAACGCTTTATAACATTCCATTACCGAGTCTTTTAATACACCTAATATATCATTTCTTTCCGTCGGTATGGTAAACGCCAAACGTATAACGCTTTTTGTATCATGTGGATGAAATTTTTTAAACCCGCAATATACTAGCCTTTTTTCATTAACGTAATATTTATCATACAGAATAAACTCTAATGCCTTACCAACAGTATAGTCTTCGTTTTCTAATATAACATCTACACAATTTTCAAGGGTAGTGTTTGTACTTACAACCATAAGAGTATTCGCATCAATTTCATCCGTTAACTGTTTAAACTTTGCCATTAAAATTTCACATCCTTTTTTTACAATATCAATATTTGAATAAATACCTATCGTTTGAATAATATAGTCGAAGCTATTCGCCACAAAATAACGTTGAGCATCTAATATATGGAAATTACGACGATGAAACTCGATGTCTTCGCCAGTTTCAGTTAAATCCGCCTTATACTCCTCCCATTTTTCGTTTATTTTTTCCAAATCTGGTGTATTTGAATACGAACATATAGAAACCACGTTAAACATAGAATTTTCACGTGCATTGCTTACCGAAAAATCGGCAATTAGTTCCAATTTTTCGCCAGGAATATTGTCCCCTATTTTTGGCCTTAGCCTTAAGAAATCTATATATTGGTTTGTTTTACGATTTGGTGGAAATATTTCGCGTGTCTGTTCTTTCGTTAAATAGTTGCCGTTTGTTTTGTTTCGAATACGAAAATCGGCGGTTGTAATAAACACTATATTTTCGGTTGTGTTTTCAACATTAACCTCTAACTCGTATTTTTCAGGTAAAAGTTCTAAATCGGTTAAATGAATAGGAATGCAACTTAATCGTTGTTTGACAATTTCGTTATGAAGACGACCTGTATTAGCTTTTATATGGCATTGATTAATTTCCTTATTTTCGGTTCGAATTACATTTATCGGTATTTCAGATAAAATAATTCGGCGTAAAGCATTCGCAAAACTAACATTAAGATTCGAAAGAGTAAACCGCAATATGCTATTTTCTTCATCTTGAACAACGCCAGTAATTGAAATAGCAGTATATGACATGTTAATAAAGTTAATTGTATTAAATAATATATATTTATACAATTATTTAGTTGGTTTATTTTAATCAATTTTTTGGGTGGTTTATTTTTATGGATACTCCTCCCTTCAGTGTATAAACCAAGGGTTGTAATATAATAATATAATAATATATACTATGTCAAGCGGAAACGGAACGTCTTTTAACCAACCATATAGTACAATAGACGGCGGAGTAATGTCATCCCCCTATCCTAGCGGAGTTGGGGGGAACAGCGCGTTATATGAAAGCGGGGGTGGGTCAGTTTCAACAAATTACTCGCCTAATCTTATGTCATTATCAACCGGAGGGGGGCGACGTCGTCAAACAAAAAAACGCGAAGTAAATAGCAAAGAGAAACGGTTTAAAAAGCGTAAACACAGGTTTCCTCGAAAATCGGTAAAAACGTGTTCTGTTTGTAAAAACCGGGTTCGTTGGTTTTAATTTTTTTCGTTTTTTGCTTTCTATAGAATATTTGAAACCATATTAAGAATCACTTTATCGCTTTTCACGTTATACTACCCCTCCCCCCATTAAAATCAACAAGTTAAAGGGTTAATAAACAAACACCTACTGGTATATCCATTATAGTATTGCTTTTTAAGGTTTCTTCGTCATCGGTGGTTTTGTTTTCCGCGTTTGTTTCTAAAAAACTAGGTCTATATAATGTTTTCCATATTTTTGACGCGGGTTGTTTCTCATTATTCGTATGTAACATTGCGTTTTCAACCGTTAAATACTGTTCCATTTTAGTTTTCTGTATTTTATAATTACATTTTTTATAGTATGCTTTTCGTTTCGTCCATTGGTTTTGAAATGTTGTATGAGAATCGACTATATCAACTATTATAGGCGTATCGTGTTTTTTACGCAAAATACGCCCAACGCACTGTATTATATCCGTTTTAGGAGAAGATAAAACCAACGTTGAAAGGGTTGGTATATCTAACGCCTCGCTACTCATCATATATGTTGATAATACAACTTGTTTCGTATTTGCGGTATCGTCTAAGTCGCACTGCTTCATTCCACCTACATAAAACCCGGTTGAAACCCCCTTTTCCACCAATTTTTGAAAAATATATTCTAACATTAAGCGAATATGGCTCAATAATAATATTTGGGATTTCCCGTTTTCGGCAATAAGATTTTCTATAACTCGTATAATAAAGTCGCATCTTGGTTCATACCCGCATATTTTTGAAATCATCGTGGAATAGGCTATTTCTCCTCGATAATTTGTCACCACTTCATTATATTCGTTGTCATTTGACGTATAATCAATACCACGCACACTGACGAAATCGTCACCTTTACGTTCAATTGAATATACTATATCTCCCATAAACATGTATATTAATTTTTCCATTTGGTCTTTGCGCTTTACTGTTGCTGAAATACCTAGCCAAAACGGGGTTTGTATTTGAAAAAGACATTTATGAAACTGGGAACTTCCTATACGATGAACTTCGTCAACTATACAAAGACCAAACGAAGAAAGGTTAAATGTTTTTTCTTCGTTATAAAGTGTCTGCATCATTGCCAATACTATATCTTTACCATCAATATCGAATATTTGTCCTTGAATACGACCTATACGCGCGTCGGGGGTAAACTCGCGGATTCTTTCGATCCATTGATTCATAAGAAACTCTTTATGAACAATTATAAGCGTTTTTCTTTGAATAATAGAAATTATTTTTATGGCACAGACGGTTTTTCCGGCACCGGTATAAAGCGACAATATACCACCTCCGCCTTCTTGTGTAGAAGGTGTTTCCGCACAAATGGGGGTCTTTACTTTATTAATATAGGTACTTACAGCGGTTTCCTGGTAATCGCGCAATGATTTTATAAACGATATATTGATTGTTTCAACTTGACCACCAATTTCACTTTTTACAGGAAGGCCGTATCGCTTTATACCATAAAAACGCGGTATATAGATTTTTTTAGAATTTTCTTTAAAAACTAAAATGGGCGGTGGGGGCGGGACCCCTGTATTAGGTGTTTCATTCGCGGGTATTAAACGGAGTTCGTCGTATAATATACTTAATTCTTCTGTTGGAATAATGGACTTGGGAATTGTATAGCCTTTTTGACCCAAATATGAATGTTGTGTGACGATTGCTTTTAATTCACTTGTTAATGCTGGTTTTTGTATAGTGGTAGTATTTTTAGCCGTTGACTTAAATATTGCTTTCTTTGACATATTAATTATTTCAATAATTCATTTAACGTTATTAGCACTATTAATGGTACAAGGATGATGTCTTTATATTTTACCGAAGGAGTGGCGGGTAATTTAAATATACCCATATATACATTTATTACCATAAATGGGTTTAAATATTTTACATTTTATAAAATATAAGGGGTGTAAAATACTGAAAAGTTAAAGGGTTAACAAAGAAGGTACAACAGAAAAGAAAATGCGTATTTTTATAAGTTCTTTTGATTTTATATAATCTTATATATTCTTATATAAAATGAAATATTTTAATTCACCTTTTGAATACGTTTTATTAGTTTCTTTTATTTTGTATTTGGTTTTGCCTGTTAATGTTCCCGCACCTATCGCTAATTTTATTGAAACCCCTTTAGGAATCATTGGACTTTTTTTAATTACAGTCGCCCTTTTTGCGTACGTTAACCCTATATTAGGTGTATTGTATATTTTTGTTGCGTATGAATTATTGAGAAGAAGCTCACATGTAACTGGTAAAACAGCCTATATTGAATATACCCCGACTCAAGTTATAAAAGACGAGAAAATGCGTAAAATGAACCCCCCGCCAGAAAAAACACTGGAAGAGACTATTGTTCATAAAATGTCCCCTATTGGTGAAAGTAATTTTATTGATGGACGTGTGGCAAATGAAAAAGGCAAAATTATAGGCGGTGCGTTTCAACCAGTGAGCGAAAACATACATAACGCTACTCAATTAACTATGTAATACTTGACTGTTGTTAACTTTTTAACGTTTTTCGTGTTTTTACAAAATCTAAATATTTTACCTTTTATAAAATATTTAACCCTTTAACGATTTAACGTGCGTATTTCAAGGTTAATGATTTTTATAATTTATATAAGTTGTATGATATACTACACTATATATGATTTCAAATATATTATAAAAAGTAAAATATTTGAATTTTTGTAAAAACATGGAAAACATTAAAGGGTTAAAACCATATAGGATGGGGGGTCATTAAAAATACTTTTGTAATAAATTAAAAAAGTGTTAATTAACCGTTTTCTGGTTTACTAGTGAATTTAATTTTTTCTTTTATGTAATCAAATATTTGATTGTTATTTACATATGAGGACAAAACACATATTCCAGTTGTAGTAATTAAAGTAGAAAATCCAAAAAACACCCCTATCGCTACTAATAGTATGTTTGTTGATTTTCCTAAAACACCCACCAATATACAAATAATTGTTATAATAGTAAAAATTGAAAACCAACCAGCCAAAAGTAATAAAATTATGAAATTATTGTTACTTATATTATTATCGTTAATATTTGCTATTTTTTTAATTATAATATTAAATATTAAAGGACTTCCTGCAAACTCAATCGCAAAAATTGTTATACTAACACAAATATAAATTATTATAGTTAAAATATATAAACTATCTGTTTTATCTTTACCTACTTGTAAGGGCATTTGAACCACATTTATATCTCCGTATTCACCGTCTGGTATCATATCACACGTCATTACATTGTCTGTTTCTTTAGATAGAGCGAAACCATTTTTTGTATTATCAGTTCCAGTAACAGTTACAAATGTTTCAATTGACTGGCTCGGTTTTGTAACTATAGTGGACACTTTAAAGGGAAGAATTGTGTTCTTCGGTATTTGGTTTATTACTGTCTGGTTAATATATAACGGTTTATCAATTAGCACAACCATACATTTACCCTTTCCATTTACCGTTTCATATACTTGCCAAGTAATAGGCACTTCTTTGTTTATTTCATTTGTAAAAACAGACGGGGCTAATAACGGGGAGATATCAATATCTAACGGTTCGGCAAACTCGACAATTGAGTTTATTGATTTAACTATAGAATGCTCTTGTTTGGTAGCGGTAACTTGAAGGTCGGGCTTTTTGGGACTACCAGAAGAGGGTGGTGACTCTGAATAAAGAAAGAAACAAACATATATAGGAACTATAGACCCCGATATAGGTGTATGTTTAATAATTAACTCTGCTTGATGTGTTCCAATGTGTAGATTACTATATATTGATAATTCGGTCGTTTGGTAATATGTGGGAAAATACTGATTATTATTCAATATGATATTTGGACGGTTAGCATTTCCGCGATATATAGAATGTATTGCGTTGGGCGTTTTTTGAATATCACGACAAGTGATTGAATAGTAGTCGAATTGAATATTTACACTGGTTAAAAGTCGCCGTTCCAATTCTAAAGACTCAGTTTCTTTTAACGGATTTGTATCAAAAGTAGAGTTGTACATATAAATATTATGAATATATAATATTTATAGATTCTTTACATTTACAGATATACTAATTATGGTATGTTAATGATATGTTAAAAATGTAAAACGATTTCAGTTGTCTCTGTTTTTAAACATTTACACGCTGAAATAGACAACTCTTCGCGTTTTTTACGAGTGGTTGTTTTTTCGCTGGGGGTAAAAGTAATAGACGAAGAAACGGTGAAATCGTCTTCGCATATTGATTGTTTTTTTCGCCGAGACGTGCTATTTCGTGTATTCATATCACATTCTATTTTGTCATAATTATCTTCAATATATTCCAATATACTGTTTTCAATTGACCATTTAAAAAAGTTTAGTTGTCCAATTGTGGTTTCCATATAATGGTCATTGTCATACGGTATGGTTATTCTGGTCCATCGACAAAACGGGTCAAACTTGATTTTTCCATATGCCTTTAGTTTTAGTTTATATTCGTTGTATACTCGAAAACTGCGATTATATTTGGATTGGGACGTTGGGTTACGATATATAATGTCGTTTTTTTTTGCGTAATTTGTAACAAACCAGTCAATAATTCGTAATGAAAGTCGCGAATTTCCATTAATTATGTTTGACATCTTTTGTAAATTACTGTTTTCTTTAAAAAACGTCATTAGATTTTCAAACAAAAGGGTATTTTGAGTGGTTAAATTGGAAGAGTTATATGTCATTTATATAGGTTGTTTTGTATATGGGGGGTGCTATTTCTTTATATGGTTTTTTAGATGTTTGGACGCCTATTTTACCCTTTAGTACTTTACCTCTATTACACCGACCTGTTTGAAACCGTTACTGTTACTAATAACAAAAAATGGTTAATATTGCGTTGGTAAAATCATTAACCCTTTAACGGTTTAATCTGCTGATTTCAGTGTTAATGATTTTTATAATTTGTTAAGTTGTATAATATACTACATCATATATGGTTTCAAATATATTATAAAAAAGTAAAATAGTTGGGTTTTGTAAAAACATAGAAAACGTTATATGTGTTAAATTAAATAAGGATTAGTAAAATAGTTGTATAATTTCTACCATTTTGTCACTTGGATTATCTATCCAATACTGAATTTGTTGCTTCAATGCGTTAGTTCGTTCTAGCCATTCACACTCTTTATATAAAACCAATACTCCTACGTGGTTTAATCTCCAACAAGAACGTATCGTTACTCCATGTTCATTAATATAACCATCTGGGTTGAACCGTATAAATACAATTGGGCGATGATGTAAGTCTTGTGATAACTCCATTAAACGTTTGTTTTCACAAGAACAATCATAATCGTTATGTTTATTTTCATCTACTTCAACAATAATAATATGAGAACCCATATCTAAAAGTAAATCGGGACGTCTTTGTGAACAGCCGTCCGCGACTTTTCTGTCAGCAATCCACGTGAATTGAGGAAAAGCTTCTATAACAATATTTACCACTGTTTTTTCTTTTGTTTTATAATTACGTGAAACTTGTATATCTGGACACGTTTGAACACAACAAGAAAGACAATACCCATTATATTTCTTCATACCGGTTGTTAAACACCAAGAAGATTTACATAAAGCCGAACCGCCACAGTCTTTACATAATTCCTTTCGTTTGTTATGAGTACAAATACTAGAACCTTTACAATCATAACAATATCGTGTTTGTTTATTGTGAATACAAATACCATTACCTTTACAATCGTGACAGGTGCGTTTTATTTTTCCGTGTTCGCATATACCAGTACCACCACATTCAACACAAAACCGTTTTTCTTTACTATGTTCACAAAAAGCCGAACCATGACATTCTTTACAGTATTGTTTTCGTTTATTATATAAGCATATTTGAGACCCACCACATTCAATACAGAACTGTCTTCTTTTATTATGGATACATACACCTGCCCCAATACATTCAACGCAATCACGTTTTCTTATTTTATGAACGCACAATGAAGTGCCACCACAGTTTGAACAAGTGTATTTATTTTTACCACAGTCACATAATCCACTACCACCGCCTTGACAAGTAGAACAAAACCGTAACTCTTTGTTATGAACGCATCGTTTAGCCATTTATTGAATACAAATTTCGTTAAATGTTTTGTAAAAAATATGCCTTTATGATTTTATATACTTTACATTCAATTTTCTTTCTTTAGGAAAAATAATAATTTTACAATTTATTTTCTTTGATATAGTATATTAAAGAAAATGGCTGGTGGTTTAATGCAACTAGTTGCATATGGGGCACAAGATGTGTTTCTTACGGGTACGCCCGAAATAACTTTTTGGAAGGTATCATACCGTCGCCATACAAACTTTGCTATGGAGTCTATTGAACAGACGTTTCAGGGACAGGCCGATTTCGGTCGTCGCGTGACTTGCACAATTAGCCGAAACGGTGATTTGTGTTACCGCACTTACTTGCAGGTAACTCTTCCCGAGATTAACCAGCAAATGATAAACACAACAGGAGACTTTAAGGATGGTGTGTATGCTCGTTGGTTGGACTTTATTGGTGAGCAGTTGGTTGCACAGGTTGAGGTAGAGATTGGAGGTCAACGAATTGACAGACAATACGGTGACTGGATGCATATCTGGAACCAGGTTACTCTTACCAAGGAGCAACAGCGTGGGTACTACAAGATGATTGGAAATACCACCGCACTGACTTACATTACTGACCCTACTTTTGCCAATGTCTCTGGACCTTGTTCTTCAGCAAGTGGTCCATCCCAGGTATGCGCTCCTCGTAATGCTCTTCCAGAGACCACTCTTTACATTCCTCTTCTTTTCTGGTTTTCCAAGAACCCTGGTCTCTCACTGCCTTTGATTGCTTTGCAGTACCACGAAGTTAAGATTAATCTTGATATTCGCCCAATTGGTGAGTGTTTGTGGGCCGTTGGTTCTTTATACAAAGCTGCTGGAACTGCCACTGTCAACATGGCTTACCAGCAGTCTCTAGTTGCCGCTTCTCTTTACGTTGACTACATCTTTTTGGATACTGATGAGCGTCGTAAGATGGCACAAAACCCTCATGAGTATTTGATTGAGCAACTTCAGTTTACTGGTGATGAAAGTGTCGGTTCTTCTTCTAACAAGATTAAGCTTAACTTTAACCACCCAGTTAAAGAACTTATATGGGTTGTTCAGCCAGACGCCAATGTTGATTACTGCAGTTCTCTTGACGCTAGCCAGATTCTTTTCAAGACTCTGGGCGCACAGCCGTTTAACTACACTGACGCAATTGATGCTCTTCCGAACGCAATTCACGCCTTCGGTGGACCTAATGAAACTGCTGGTTCTAATGCGTTTATTGCCACAAATGGTCTTTTTCAAATGCCCGGTGCTATTGATGGTTTAACTAGTAATCAGGGTTCAGGCCAAAATTGGTATAATAGTACTAATTATGCTAATATTAGTAGTACTCCCGCCGCCGCCGGCACTCAAATACCATTTAACAACCAACAAGGGGGTGGGGCTATTAGTGGGTCATATGTTAGTGACGCAGGTACATTTGTTCTTTCTGAGACTGCACTTGATATGCATTGTTGGGGAGAGAACCCAGTTGTTACCGCCAAGCTTCAGCTAAATGGGCAAGACCGATTCTCTGAGCGCGAGGGTTCTTACTTCGACGTTGTTCAGCCTTACCAGCACCATACCAGAAACCCTGACACAGGTATTAATGTTTACAGTTTTGCCCTTCGCCCAGAGGAACACCAACCAAGTGGTTCATGTAACTTCTCGCGTATTGACAACGCCGTTCTCCAGTTGGTTCTTTCCGCTGGAGCCGTTGCCGGTGTTTCCACTGCTAAGGTTCGCGTCTATGCTGTGAACTATAACATATTAAGGGTTATGAGTGGAATGGCTGGAGTGGCTTATTCAAACTAGTTGTGAACTACTACACACCATACCATACATTATAATAATTTTACATTTTCAACCCTTTAACTTTTTCAGTGTTTTTACAAAAATTCATATTTTACGATTAACCCTTTAACGATTTAACCGGTGAATTTCAGGGTTAATGATTTTTTTATAATTTGTATAAGTTGTATGATATACTACACCATATATGGTTTCAAATATTTTATAAAAGGTAAAATATTTGAACTTTTGTAAATTGTTGAAAATGTTAAACCATTTAACAATTTGATCCGCGAATTTAAAATTTAATTCTTTTATTATATTTTATATATTTAAAACAATTATCACCGTAAATGGTTTTATAAAAACACCTATTTCTTATTAACCATATAACATCTTTCGTCTATTTACAACGTCCATATATTTTATCTTTTATAAAATATTTGAAACCATATATAGTAATAACTGTATATATAATCGTACATAAATCATATTTTGATTACCGACAAATTTGTCGGTAAAATTATTAAAGGGATATACATAAATAAAAATAAAGCTATATACACAACATTACAAATTACATAAATTATTTACCGAGATATTCGCTAATATAATTGGCAAAATATTAAATAAAATTACGTATCACCATTTTGTTCTGATTGGTTATTTAATCTATCCTTTTTACTTTGTCTATATTTTAACATTTTTTCGTTTTTATTTTTTTTATACTCTTCTTCGCCTATTTCATCTATCATTTTTTGTCTTCTTAACGCGTTTTCTTGTGCTTTTTTTTTTCGGTATTCTTCGTTTCCAATCGTTTCTTTTAATCGCGCAATTTGTTTTTGTTTTCGAATTCTAGCTTCTTCTTTAATTTGTTCTTTTGATTTTTTTACTATTTTTGTTATAATAGTATTTTCATTACCATTTGAATCGGATTTTTTACTTAATTGTTCCATTTCATTCAATTGTGTTTTTTCGTTAAAATCAATAGTTTCGTCAGCAGATTGTTTACTATTGTAGTGTGTATGTATAGTTTTTAATTTATCTACAAATACGTTATAATCGTAATTATTTTTCATATAGTTGCATTCGCCACAACAACACCTACAATTTTCAAATACATACCCTATACTGCTATTAAATCTATCTATTCCGTTTTTATGTGTACTAGTAGGTATTTTACCACAGATATAACAATTTTCACTTGTTAAGTTATGAAATTGTTTTTCAGTAATTTGAAAATCAAACTGTTTGAATGTAGCACTTGTAACATATTTATTATATGTTATAGAACTGTGATCTGTGAATAATTCATAGTAATATTCACCACAACTTATTAGACCATTATATAATAATATATGCTCTATTCTCTTGATGAATACTTCTTCGCTTAATGACTTTTTCATATAATTACACATTTCACAACAAGGCACGCAATTACTAACAGTGTATCCTAATGTTTGGTCTCTCCTATCAATTCCGCTGAATGATTTTCCTTCTTTAAACGTTCCGCAATAATGACACGGGTGTTGAACAATAGACTTATATTCATCTTTCGATAACTCAAATTTCAAGTTTTTATATTCGGCACTTCGACAATATACCATATATTGAAGTTCTGTACTATTTTTCTTTTTTTCATTATTTTCTTTACATTTATCCGGGTTGTTTTCACGCCATTTCTTGGCATCTTCCGCGTTTTTTAACAGATATTCCTCTATCCCCATTGTTTCGATTCTTTTATTGCGCGACTTCATCCAAGTTTCTGCGACTTTTTCGTAATTATTTTCTCGCCATTTTTCTTTTACTGCGATTTGTTCAGGGTTTTTACTTGCTATACGCGCCAATTCATTGCGGTGTTCTTTATCTCGACGTTCATCTTGCGTCTTTTGTGCTTTTCGACATGTCAAACACGTTTTTGTTTCTATTTCATTATCCTTTTCGCTTATAAACTCGTCTTTGGGCTGTTTAGTACAACACGTCGTACAAATACGAATATTTGGTTCAGTAACAACAGTTGTTTTTGCTGTATTACGTTTTATATGGTCTTTTTTCCTTTCAATTTCTAGACATTTACCACATTTCGAAAACTGATATTCCATATCTAACTTTGAACGGCATCCACGTATGTATTGATAGCAAACCTTCTTACCCTCTTCCTTGACTTCATCCAAAAATAAACCAATTTGATGTTTTTTACAGTATTTATTTTCGTCAGAACGCTTGAACTTACATTCTTTGTATGCACAATTTACAACCGGACCTATACATACATCGCATTTGGTTTGTTCGGCGTCTTTGATAAACCGCATTGTTCTACATAATTTACATAAACGTAGTGATTGTAACATTTCGGGTGTATAATCGGCAAAATACTGATGACATTTACAATACTCGCTATTTTCCACCTTGAAACGAACGCAGTTTTTACCGGCATTATTAGTTCCTTGACATTTCATTTCGTAAAAGTTCATTTTCGGCGGTTTGTATGTAAATATAAATTGTATTTTTATATAATCAATTTTACGATATCATTTTTTCAACATTTTTAGTATTTTTACAAAAATCCAATTATGGTATTAACCGTATATATGGTCTTACATAAATCAAAATTCGTTTACCGACAAATTCGTCGGTTAAATCCCATATGGTTTATTAACCCTTTAACGTTTTCCATGTTTTACAAAAAAACAAATATTTTACTTTTTATAAATATTTAAAACCATATATGGTGTAGTATATCATACAACTTATAAAATTCATAAAAATCATTAACCCTGAAATCCGCAGGTTAACTCGTTAAAGAGTTAAAAACCGCATAAGGTCATATTTCTTCGTTTCTTAAAAGCAATAAACTAGGTGTTTGTAAAAAATTGATTATAAATAAATACTATATATTAATTACATCAATACACAAATGATTATTCCAATTAAATGTTTTACTTGCGGGAATGTTTTAGCAGATAAATATCGTTGGTTTTTGGAAAAGGTCAAAGAAAAAAAATTAGCGGAATCAAATGATATTAATAAAGTTGTATATTTAACGAAAGAAAATATGAAAAAAACCGCTGAAGGTGAAGTGCTTGATATGTTGGGCTTAAATAACGTATGTTGTCGAAGACATATGCTTACTCATGTCGATATAGAATAAAGATATATTGTATATATGTCACATAAAAAAACTTTTCAACCATTATTATCGCCTGTTGTTGAATTATTACGCGAGTATTCATTAACTTTTGAAGAAAAAAAAAAAGTTGATGAAGCAATTAAGTTATTTCATGATAATAAAGGAGATGGTTTAAATGATACAAAAAAAGATGTTTTTAATGAATTATTTTTAAATTTTAATGATGAGCAGGTATTACTATTTGTTGATAAGTTTAATTACGTATCTTTTTTGAAATATCTTACACCAAAAAATTTTTTAAAAACATATTTAATGAAAAACTCTATAATAGAATCAATATTACGGAAAAATAACGAAAAAACAGCAGAAGAGTTAAAAGAGTTGAAAACACTTTTAGAAATTTTTTTTACAAATAGATTATTAAAATTTAAAAAATATTACGAAGAACATAGATTAGAAGATAAGGAATTTGCTTTTATAACCAAATACTTAGATGAAAATAATACTATTCCATTAGTAAAAAAAACATATATTATACCGTCTACTAATATTCCACCTCCTTTTTCTGATAATCCTTTTTCAAAAAAATCGCATGTTAATAAGAATTTTACTCGTAATAATGAAGAAAGTTTACTTTCAAAAAAAAACAAAAGTGTAACAGAGGACAATAGTTCTGTTAATTTACTTTTGCATAATGATAATTTTAATAAGCAAAAAGTCATTTTAACCAAGAGAATAAAAGATGTGAAACCGAAATTATATTATTGTATTTTACCGCCAAATAAAAACACATCATGTCCATATAAAGTTACAAATAACAATAATAAACACTTTGAAAAATTGTTACTTTGTGAAAAAAACCCGGTAAATAATATAGTAGATATGACGAAAACCAAAGATAGTATTATAACAGGTGGAAAAAATCATACCATTAAAACATTAAATAAACGTATTGTTAATAAACGTAAATCAAGCTCAAAATATTTAAAAATGAGTGGCGATTGTTTTTGTAATAAAAAAGGAGGATTTATGGTATTTGGTAATAGAAGTAGTAGAAGCATAAACCACCTAAAAAGTAACAAAAGTTATAAAAACTATAATAACAGTAAAAATAAATTCAAATATGTAAATAAAACATTAATTACAGGTGGATCAGCTTTAATGTCAAATTCAATGCCAACATTAAATTCAATGGCAGGTGATAAGTTATATGTATAAAATATCATACGAGTTTCAAAGTACCAATTCACATCTTCCACTTTGGTTTCGAAGTAAAATATATATAATGAATTTTACCTTATGCAAACCAGCAATGTTTTACTTGGTCGTTTCACTAATAATGTTTATTACATTTATTGTTCAAAATACTGGTAATACTCGCGTCTATTGTTTAGGCGATTATGAATGTGATGTAAATAACAACGTCTTTGTCTTAGTCATTCAATTTCTGTATATAATACTTTTTACTGTTGTTTTAAATATGATTTGTGTTTATGTAACCCCTATTTTTTCGTGGATTTTAGTATTAATTATATTTTTGGTTTTTTTTATTTCAATAAGTTCATTATTTTTATTTACATCAAAAGACAATGTTACAATATACGGTTAACATCAAAATATTGCGACACAGTTAAATAATTGTGTGTTAAATAAGTTAAGTGATTGGGAAATGTTATTTATAGCCTTTTTATATATATAATGTTGAATTATTTAGCTGAATTTTTAGGAACTGCCATATTTTTTTATGTTATTTTGGCTACTGGAAACGCGTTATTAATTGGTATTACATTGGCGATTGTTATCCTATTTATACAAAAACTCTCGGGGGGTATGGTAAATTCGACCCTTACCATTATTTTGGCGATAGCGGGTAAAATTCCGCCAATAACAGTATTGCCGTATATTGTCGCTCAAGTATTGGGTGGTTTACTTGCGTTAGAAATTTACAAAAGGTGGAAACTTCCATCATCGTTAAAAAACGACCTTTCATTTACATTATTTAAGTAAAAATACTTAGTAGTATGTTAACCTTTTAACGTTTTCATCATTTTTACGAAATCCAAATATTTTACATTTTATAAAATATTTGAAACCATTTATAATAATAATTGTGTATATAACGTTACATAAATCAAAAGTCGTTTACCGACAAATCCGTCGGTAAAATCGTTAAAGAGTTAATTGTAAATAACCAATTAAACAACATATATCACTTTAACCTGCTGATTTCAAGGTTAATGATTTTTATAAACTGTATAAATTGTATGAAATACTACACCATATATGGTTTCAAATATATTATAAAAAGTAAAATATTTGAATTTGTAAAAAACATGGAAAACGTTAAAAGGTTAATTAAATTGTGTCTTCTTTTTCTTCTTCTTCTTCATTTTCTTCTAACCATTCATTTTTATTATTATCAATTAATTGTGTTAACAATTCTAAAGAAAACGGAGTTTTAAAACGCTTATTTTTATCCAATGAACGTTGTGCGTTTTTAGATATTTTAGCAGCTTTTTCAATAAGGGGTTTATCTTCATTAATGACTGTATCTGTATTTATATCATAAATGCCATTAATATTAATATTACAATTTAACAATGCCTGAAAAATTGACGATAATCTTACCCTACTATTTTCGTCAGGTAATTTATCCAGATCATCTATATATTCTTTACTATTATTTGAATAAACATCCGGGAGTGAGTATTGTAATTTTCCAAGTCGGACTTTGTCCTTTTCTATTTTTCCAGCAAATAGTCTATTTAAATACGGTTTTGGATGATTTAATGTATGTTCAATGTCTTTTTTTAAATATTCTAATGTTAATATAGGCGGTAAATTTTCACGCTGTACTAATATATTATTTATATCACCCTTATTTATCTTATCAGGTGTAATAGCAATATCTATAGGTGTTTCAATAAAATAATTTTTAATTATATGGTTTTTACCACCACCACCACCGGTTAACTTCCTTTTCTTATGTTTCGTATCGACATCAACCACTATATCATCCAAATCAACACTTGTATCATTAGAATCAATTTCTTTACTAGAAGGGGTAAGTTCTTTAATTAATCTTTTTTTTCCTGTAATATTACGTTGGAAATTATGTTGGAAGGAGTATTTTTTGGTATTCTTTTTTGTTTTATTAGTAATAGGTGTAGTTATGGTATATAGTATTCTTAAATCTAATGAAAATAATGGGACGTTAAAATCATACAATGCTCTTGATGAAAAAAGACTTGATTGTTTGTCAGCATATAAATTAATAGTATATTGTTTACCAGCGAAATTTATCATATACGTATCTGTAACATTTTTAAATTTTTCCAATTCATTAAAATATAAAGAAGTAAATATTATTAACAGTAGTATTTTTTTTTTACTAATTCCATATTGTTTTTATAATTACTACTATTAATAAATAACTTACAATCAAAATCTTTTGTTTTTATTTCATTTTTTTCGTCTTTAATATAATATCTCATACATTCTCCCCCCGCCTTTGCTAATAACCCATATTCTTTTTCAATCAAATATTTATTAATTTCGATAAATAATAAATTTGAATACTCACGTATTGAAATATTGGATGTTGATAAAAAACGTTTATCTTTAGATTCCAATAAATAACTATTAAATTGTTCTAAAAACATATTAAAATCACCTCTTTTCGTTGTAGTATTTATTCGTTGACTCACCGTCGCATTAAACATTTTAAATCCATATAAATATAGTTTTTCAATAATATCAGTGTTCTCTGGAAATATTGTTTGTAATGGTGTTAGTATTTTATCATAATATTCTTGTTGTTTATCTTTGCCTATAATAATAGACCATATACAATAAAATCGTCTTATTTCATCTATATTTATTCCTTTATCCTTACGGTCTGTATTAAGAAACGATTGTATTATAAAGCATCCCGCTTTATTTAAATATTCATTTTCTATTAAAAATAATTTAAACCTAGCAGTATCTATATTACTATCATATCCCAATTCAATATAAAAAGCAAGTTCATTATTACATCCACTGTTAACTTGTACCTTGTTTTTTTTAACTGTAACTCTACGTGATGTTCGATTATTGTAATTACTTACACGTACATATTCCTTCTCATCCTCATTTAATAATTCGTATAATGCGTCATTTGTTTCAGGAAAATCACGTAAATCATTCTCAACAAAACTATTTAGTAATAGTCTGAATTTAACACATTCTTTATCATTTAAAATTGTTCCTATTCCGCTTGTTCCATTATCTTTTTCTAATGTACACTTACACCTTATATTATGTTTATCGAATAAAATATTAATTTTAATTTTTAATATTTGTAAATATTCTGTAAAAAAATCTGTAAGTTCTTTTTTTTTTCTTTTATCTGAGGTTGCTACTAATATATCATAGTTTTTTTTTAAAAACGAAACATCTCGTAGTGATTTATCTACCTTACCATCTGCATTTATACTTAAATCTAATTTATCTAATGTATCTTGTGAAAAATTGTGATTCCAGGATGTCCCCCCATAAATTACCATAAAACCAGATTCTTCGTTGTTATATTGTATTATTTTTCTTTTTATTTCACTTATATGGCGGTTAATACTATCATCACCATAAATTACTTGCATAAAACAACTGATTGAATTACGTTCATTTACTAAAGTATTTAAAAGCTTATTATTACTTGGTTTATTTTCTAATATAGATTTACATCTATCAATATTATTTGTTATGGTATTTATACTATCACTTCCTTTAATAATGTGTGTTAATTTAGGTAACGGCATTGTACCCTTTGGTAAATTAGCATTCGTTTCTGATAGTAGTGGAACAACAATTGGCAATTTCTCACTTTTTTTTGACAACTGTTTGTCAAGATCCATTTGTGATGATGAAACAACATCCATCGGTGATGATGAAACAACATCCATTGGTGATTCCTCACTTTTTTTTGACGACTGCTTGGAAGCAAATCTATATTTATAGATTTGTTTTCTTCGTGTCTTTTGAAATTTTTCAAGATATTCTTTAACATCCATTGGTAATACATGACCTTCTTTTATTGATAACTGGTTGGAAGCATGTCTATATTTATTTCTTCGTGTCTCTCGGCGATTTATATTTTTTTTAATAGTAGCAAAGCTAGGAAATTTAGGGGGCATTAATATATTTATAACGATATTTTATGTAATGACATAAAAACTATATTATCACTTTAATAATATAATTTAAAAATAAAAGTTATTCTCGATGATTAACATACCCCCATCCACCGCCTTTCAACAACCGTCACCAGCAAAAGAAACAAAATCGAAAAAGCCCAATACAATTAACGAAAAACATATTGAATTAATGGAATTGTTTGAAAAAAACGAAACGGAAAAAATACCAAAACTGCTAAAGGAAATACGTAAATTAAAGCGGGTGCTAATTAGTCTTATACATTTTGATGAACACACCTCTGCCAAAGATAAAATCGTGTTAACGCCTATCCCTCCCCCAAATGTAACAAATATAGACAAGTATTTAGAAACGTATGATCGAATTATGGAAAAAAAAGCGGAAATTAAAGAGATGAAAATGAAAAAGAAGAAATACTATTTAGAAAACGCGAAATGTATCTTCCATTACTTTGAACAAAAAAAAAACATCTCTACAGGCGGCGGAAACCAAAATACAAATATATTGAACAATTTCTTTAAAGTTAAAACGGCGAATAACGAAGAGGAGACAATTGAAAACAACGAAAAATACAATGTTTCAAAATACATATATCAAAATTATTGGAAAAACGTAAACGGGGAAATACTGAATATAAAGAATTACGCCGTAGCAATGGATATATGTCATTATTGCGAAATAGGTGAATTTATTCATCAAGAGGAAGAGGGAATATTAATATGTAATAACCCCCAATGTGGCAAGTTTGTTATGCATATTGTAGATGGGTCGAAGCCGTTTAACAAAGAACCGCCGAACGAAATATCCTATACTGCTTATATTCGTCTTAACCATTTTAAAGAAATTCTATCACAATTTCAAGCGAAGGAAACAACACAGATACCGCCGGAAGTTATTGAAATGATACGGGCAAGAATTAAAAAGGAGCGTATTGCCGACCTTTCAAAACTAAACTACGAAATAATGCGCGATATATTGCGAAAACTATGTTTAAACAAATACTTTGAACATATACAATATATTAATTCTATCTTTGGCGTGAAACCCCCTGTTATGAGCGAAGCACTGATTGAAACCCTATGTGTTCTTTTTATCGAAATTCAGCCAAAATTTTCGATATATTGCCCTGCAAATCGAACAAACCTGCTGTCTTACAGTTATATATTACACCAATTATGTGTTTTGTTAGATCAAACGCAATATTTGCCTTATATTACAACATTGAAAGATATTGAAAAACAGCGACAGAATGACGCAACCTGGTATTTAATATGTAAATCTTTGGACTGGCAGTATTTTCCAACAATATAGTGGGGTTATTT